ATATCAACCTCCACTGGTAGAATGAATACTTGTTCTGACATCCCCTCCTGCTGATCTTCAGTTGGATTTTTTCCGAAAGATTCAGAAGCGATCTGTACACCCCGCTCTTCGACATTCCAGACATCCCCATCAGCTCGTGCATCCTTACGTCACACTCTCCGTTATCATCCACCTTGTGCAGGAGGGACAAGCCCACCATCTTTTCGGAAGTCGTGAGACTCCGCGCCCTCAGAAGACGAGTCTGAAGAAGCTCTTTCTTTTCCTTAAATGTCAACATTTGCAACCCCTTTCCTGTAATGTGGGGTCCATTATACTCCTTTGCAGGATGGTTGCAACCCCCCTCTGCATAGTGTATACTTGGGGGTATGAAGAAGGCGGGGAAGCGTTATCTAGAATGGGTGAGGAAATATCCCTGTATAGCTTGCGGGTCACCCGAATCAGAGGCACATCATCTTCGCTCCCAAGCGTTAGGGGCAGGGATGGGGTTGAAGGTGGACGATGTATTTTCTATTCCTGTCTGTAGGGCTTGCCATCAGGAGTGTCATGCTCTAAACTACTCGCGTGAGGACCAATTTAGATGGGCTTTGATGACAATCAAACGGGCAATCAACGACGGAGTTATACAGTTGTTTCCATCATAAAATTAATGGTGGATGACGTGCCGGAACATGACGCCATCGTGAGGATAGCCGCGCAGATAGTAGAGAAAGAGATGAGAGAAACCTTTGACGAAGCTAACTACAAAATTACTGATGACCCACCAATTGGTTTCTCAGTTAAGGTTGATAGCGTACAAATCCTAGAGAAGAAGGATATTAACTGATGGGGTTCACTTCCGAAAAATTAAGATTCGTCCTCTCCCACCCAAGCATAACGGAAAGGGTTTATGATTGGCTGAAAAGTTACGACCATGAGGTCACGATGGAAGTCATAATAAAGCCATACAAGAAGAATCGAAGCCTTGAACAGAACGATATGTTCCATGGGTGGTGTGGCACAATAGCAGACAAGACAGGGCACTCCAAGCAAGAGATAAAACAAATCATGGTGGAATCAACCTTTGGAACTGAAGATTTTCTGAACCTTCAAGGGAGCATAAGAACTAGGGTGAAGGAAACTTCAGGAATGACGGTAGGGGAAATGTCCGAATTGCTGGAGAGGACAATTCAAATTGGAATCGAACTAGGGGCGGAAGTCCCAGAGGTGACATATGGGTAGAGCAGCAGAGGTCGAGGAGTTAGGGCCGACGGAAGAGGTAACAGAAGCAGCCTTTGATTGGCAAGAGGCTCAGAGAAAGGATGAGGCAGAGGTTTCTGAGTTAAGACAACCAGCGTTGCCGAAAATAAAACCAGAAGTGATACACACGATGAGGCAACTTAAAAAGCCCTTCGCCCTCAGCAGGGTAAAGCCACGCAAAGGACACGGCGGGGGAACTCTGCACTACATTGATGCTCGTGATGTCATGTTCAGGCTCGATGAAGTTATTGGCCCACTGAACTGGCAAGACACTTACAAAGAGGTGATGGGCAGAATCATCTGCACTCTCAGCATCAGGTTTGGAGATGAATGGATATCGAAGGAGGATGGAGCTGGAGACACCAAAATAGAAGGAGACAAGGGCGGCATTAGCGATGCCTTTAAAAGGGCTGCTGTCAAGTGGGGTTGTGGTCGCTATCTTTATTACTTCCCTAAAGACGGAAGCATTCCTTCATGGGCCGATCCTAATAGCGGGAAATGGACTAACGATACAGCAGACAGGATCTAACCAATGGGACACTGGTACGATAAAGACGGCAACCCTCGTCACATAACGAACGGGCGCTCTACTACTTTGCGCGATGCACGAAAACATAACCTCGTCCCATCTGTTTCTAACGTCTGGGGCGACATGGTTAACAAGCCCATGCTGCATAGGTGGAAAGAGAATGGGATGATGGAAGCGATGTATAACGGAGGTGGCTGCATAAACTGCGACGATGAGAACCTCTTTGAAGATAGAGGGAAGTCGGCTAGAGGTGTATTCTACGCGATGCAACAAGATACGCAGGACAGAGGAACAACTATTCACGACGCCCTAGAAAAAAAATTTAAGGGAGAAGAAATCCCTGCAGGATTCTTAGAGATTTGTAACAATGTTGAAGAGGCTTTGGATAAGAGATGCGGTAAGCAGATTTGGGTGACAGAAAAAACTTTTGCTCACCGTGAAGGCTATGGTGGAATGGTTGATTTACATTCGGAGAGTTTTTGTGTAGACTTCAAGACCAAGGCGCTCGAACCAGATAAAGAAGTTAACATTAAGAAAATGATTTACCCTGACCACGGAGTTCAACTAGCAGCCTACGATCACGGCTTAGGAAATGGTGGGAGGATATTAATAAATTTGTTCATCGATATTAACAGTAGGCGCGTGTACGAATGGGAGCATGAAGATCCAGAATATAATTTGGAATGTTTTTTAGCCGCTCTCAAGTTGTGGAAGCTGTTGAAGAAGTATGACCCTAAATGGTATATAATGTGAGGAAGATATGAATCTGAATAAAGTATTTTTAGTTGGTCGGCTTGGAGCCGATCCTATTGAAAGAGAAACATCGAAGGGCGAGACAGTTCTAAACATGTCTTTAGCCACCAACTCTGGTTGGGGCGATAATATAAAAACTGATTGGCACAAGGTCGTTGCCTTTGGTAAGGTAGCCACTGGCGTTGGAGGTGCTGGGTTAGTTAAAGGACAGGAGCTCCTCATTGAGGGGCGCATCTCTTACGGAAAGTATACCGACAAGAACGGGGTGGAGAGGACATCCTCTGATATCATTGCCTCTAAGGTTGAGTTTGGATCGAGAGGTAAGGGCGACTACAGAGATGAACAACAAGACAACACTGGAGATCCGAATATACCGTTCTAATAAGTTAGTAGGGGTCACGGGTGGTTATCCCCTTCCCTCAACCATCTCTCCCTAGCCCGTGGCTCCTACTAATTTCACCTCTTGGAAAGAGGATGAGACTCAATTAAAGATCGCATACTACGGGGCGCGATCAATATGGGGGAAAAGATTTGAGAGGGTGCCAAACGGGAAGGAGACTTGGGACGAGTGGTTCAAAAGGAGATACGCCATGAATCTTTATGACTTTTCCATTTGGGCTAACGAGAATAATCTTGGGGAGAGATTTAAAAAATGAGAAAATTTGTAATACTTCCGGGCAAGTATTCTCTTAACCGTGATACAAGGTTTGAAGACAAGAGGGTTTACAACCCGACGCCTCTCTTCGTTTCTCTTGACTCTATAGATAAGGTTGAGAAATCAACAACGGCAGTTGACGATGGGCAAATGGCTGGGCAATATAAAATGGTTGATGTAGTTAAAGTATATCGACACTTTGGTCGAGGAGATGAGGGAGAAATTATATTCACTCATTTAGATTTTTGGGGAGAATTTATGGGGATAACAAATGAATGAGTATCAAAAGTTTATACACAAGAGCCGTTACGCTCGTTATCTTGACTCAGAAGGAAGGAGAGAAACGTGGGAGGAAACAGTTCAAAGGTACTGTGGCTTCTGGGAGAAGCCGCTGCCAGATGAAGTGAAGCAAGCCATCTTGGACATGGAGATCATGCCAAGCATGAGGGCTCTTATGACTGCTGGCCCCGCTCTTACGAGAGATCATATGGCTGGATACAATTGTTCTTTCATTGCCGTGGATCATGTCAGAGCATTCGATGAGAATTTATATGTATTGCTCTGTGGTACTGGCGTAGGGTTTAGTGTGGAAAGGCAATTTGTTAACAAGTTATCAGACGTTTCTGATTCCTTTAGACAAACAGACACTACCATCGTGGTACGCGACAGCAAGATAGGGTGGGCAAACGCTTTGCGGGAATTGATTAGTCTGCTCTATCAGGGCAGCGTTCCCAAGATAGATTACTCTAGGATTCGCCCGTCTGGAGCAAGGCTAAAAACATTTGGAGGCAGAGCATCTGGACCAGACCCGCTGAAAAAATTGTTTAACCAATACATTAGAATCTTTCAGAACTCTAAGGGAAGGAAACTAACAAGCATTGAATGCCATGACCTTCTCTGTTTTAATGGGGAAGCAGTTGTGGTAGGAGGGGTGCGTCGAGCAGCGGAGCTGAGTCTTAGCAATCTAACAGACGAGAGAATGCAGAGAGCCAAGATGGGGCAGTGGTGGATAGAAGAGCCCCAACGAGCTCTATCCAACAACTCTGTTTGCTTCACGGAAAAGCCAGACGTGGGTATATTTATGAGTTTTATTCTTTCCCTTTATGAATCAAAGAGTGGAGAGAGGGGAATCTTTAACAGGCAAGCGGCTAAAGACCTTGCGCCAGAGCGTAGAGATACAGAGCATGAGTTTGGATGTAACCCATGCAGTGAGGTGATTCTCCGAAGTTGTGGTTTGTGTAATCTTTCTGAGGTTGTGCTAAGACCAACAGACACTATAGACTCAGTGATGCGAAAGATAAAACTGGCAACCATACTTGGAACCTACCAATCAACACTTACAGACTTTAGATATGTGCGTCCTGTGTGGAAGCGTAATGCAGAGGAAGAGAGGCTGCTTGGCGTTAGCTTCACTGGAGTGTTTGATTGCCCAGCTATACTGAACGCTACCCCTGATCAACTGAACGACATGAAGTTACACGCTGTAGAAATAAACAAGGCATGGGCTAGAAAGTTAAAGATCAATCAATCAGTAGCGGTAACTTGTATCAAACCATCTGGAACAGTAAGCCAGTTGGCTGGGGTTGCTGGCTCTGGGCTTCATCCTTCCTACTCAAAACATTACATTAGAAGAGTAAGGCAAGATGTGAAAGACCCCTTGAATGTGGCCCTCATTGAGGCGGGGGTTCCTTATAGGGTTGACCCCTACAACAAGGATGCGTTGGTGTTTGAGTTTCCAATGAAAGCACCCCCCAAGTCAATTACAAGGGACAAAGTAAGCGCTATAGAGCATTTAGAGATATGGAAAAAATTTGCTCTGCACTGGTGTGAACATAAGCCAAGTGTTACAATCTATGTATCGGAAGATGAATGGATGGAGATTGGAGCATGGTGCTGGGAGAACTTTGACATGCTCAGTGGAGTTAGCTTTCTTCCAAAGGCAGATGATGCTCACATATATGAAGCAGCCCCGTATGAGGAGTTAACTTCCGAAGAGTATTCGGAGATGTGTAAGAAGACAAATTTTTATATTGATTGGGATAAGATTATTGAGGAAGAGGACAACACTATAGGCAGTCAGGAATTGGCTTGCCTAGCGGGAGCTTGCGAGATATGACAATACGATGGGTGTGTAATGAATGTGGGCACGAAATGCCAGAAGATGGAGACGAGCCTCGAACGTGTGATCAGTGCGGTAGCCCTGACATAGATGACGCTCAAGACCTTGCTGATGAGGAGGGGTTGTTCGGTGAAATTCCAGAGGTTGGATAATGAATCTGCTTATCATACCAGACCCCCACGCTAACCCTGACTACGACAACGATAGGTTCAAGGCGTTAGGGAAGTTCATCATGCATGAGCGACCAGAAGTAATTGTTTGTCTGGGCGACATGGCTGACCTACCCTCACTGTCATCATACGACAGAGGAACTAAAGGATTTGAGGGGCGTAGATACAGGAAGGATATAGAGGCGACTCATCAAGCACAGGTACTTCTCTTCTGGCCGATGGCAAAATACAACGAAAGACAAAGGAAGAATGGA